AAGCACTTCTCACAATCATACCTAGATGCCCGGATCGTCAGCGGGTTCCCAGCAAATAACCCCTCGAGCCGTTGCTACACGTTTCCGGGCACCTCCAATTATGCCGACAAACGGAGAAATTGCAGGCACCTCAAGCGGCCGCGAGATCGTCAACTGCCGCGTGGCCGCCATTGAGAAGGCCGGGGGCACGTTCCCGAAGATCGCCCGGGAGCTTGCCGCCATCGCCTTTTCGGACATCGCTGACTATGTGACCGTGGCCGAGGGCGGAAAGGTCCAGGCCATCCCTTCCAACGGAATCCCCAAGAAAAAGCGCAAGGCCATCAAGAAGATCCGCGAGAAGCGGCGCATCCTCAACACGCCCGGCGACAAGGGCGACGTGATCCTCGACCAGGCAACGGAGTATGAGCTTTACGACAAGCTCGACGCCCTGAAATACCTGTGCAGGCTCAGGGGCGACGAGGTTCAGAAGGTCCAGCACGACGGCAACATCACCGTGAAGGTGGTTAATTTCGCTGATGGAAATAACGATCCCTCATAATTTCAGCCCTCGCCCATACCAACTACCGCTGCTCAAGGCCATGGACAGCGGGACCCGGCGGGCCTGCATCTTGTGGCATCGCCGCGCCGGGAAAGATAAGTGCGCGTTAAACCTCACGATTAAGAAAATGTTCGAGCGGGTCGGGACGTATTACCACTGCCTGCCGTCGTACAACCAGGGCCGCAAGGTGCTGTGGGACGGCCGCGGGGCAGACGGCGTGCGGTTCATCGACCATTTCCCGGCGGAACTCATCGCAAAGAAGAATTCCGTCGAAATGAAAATCGAAACCGTCAACGGGTCGGTATGGCAGATCATCGGGGCAGACAACTACGATTCGGTCGTCGGTGCGAACCCTGTGGGGATCGTGTTCTCGGAGTACGCCATTTCAGATCGCTACCCGCAGGCCTGGGACTATTTCCGGCCAATGCTCACGGAGAACGGCGGCTGGGCTATTTTCATCTACACGCCTCGCGGCAGAAACCACGGATTCGAACGCTACAAGCTGGCGCTGTCTAACCCGTCATGGTTCACCCAGCTCCTCACGGTAGACGACACAAAGGCCATTCCCATGACCGAGATCGACCAGGACCGCCGGGACGGCATGTCCGAGGACATGATTCAGCAGGAGTATTACTGCTCGTTCCTGGCATCCACCGAGGCCGTGCTGATCGCCCCCATGCTCATCGAGGAGGCCAAGCGGCGGGACGTGTCGGCCTATTCCAACGCACCACGGGTGCTGGGCATCGACGTGGCGCGATTCGGTGACGACCGGACGGCTTTCGTGATCCGGCAGGCCCATAAGATCGTCTACGTCAACGCATGGAAGAGCCTGGACATCCCGAAAATCGTTGGGAAGGCCCTGGACTGCTACCGAATGAAGATGTTCGACGTGGCCTGCGTGGACGCTATCGGCCTGGGCGCCGGGGTCGCGGATTACCTGAAGCTGCACGAGATCCCCACGGTGGCCGTCAACGTGGCCGAATCCTCGTCGGAGGACGAGCTGTATCACCGGCAGCGCGACGAGCTGTGGTTCAAGGTCCGGGGCTGGTTCGAGGAGCGGACCTGCGGGTTTGACCCTTCGACGGAGCCTCGCATGATCGACACCCTGATCGCGGACATCAGCGACGTGCAGTACGACTACAGCCCCGCCGGCCGTCGGATCGTTGAATCGAAGGACGACATGAAGAAGCGCACGGGGATGAGCCCGGATATTGGGGACGCCCTGTGCATGACGTTTGCGCCGTGGCATTTCGTCTACCGGGACAAGCGGGCCGGGGCCAACTACGAGCGGCCCGAGGAAGAATACAACCCTCTGCGTTTCGGGCTGAGGGACAGAGGAGCAAGAGCATGAGCGCTGACAGTTTCACGAAGGCCCTGGAGCCCCGGAATTGGTTCAACATGGACGCGCAATTGGCCGGGTGGGGCCTGCCCTCGGGCTACGACGCCGAGGACGAGAAGAACCGGATGCAGGCCGCCGCGGACGCCGAGCGCAAGCGGGCCGAAGAGGAAGCCAAGGCAGCCGAGGAAGCCGCCGAGCGGCAGCGCAAGGAAGACCTGCGGAAGCGCAAGGGGATGGGCGGCACCATTCTGACATCCGGCCTCGGTGTGACGGAAGACGCAGCCAGGCAGTACGCAACCCTGCTGGGACGGTGACATGGAAAACATCTCCTGGAAGCAGATGAGCGAGGACGAGCGGGCCCGCTACACGGTGGATCGGTACAACGCCCTGTATCAGGTCAAGCAGGACTACCTCGACCTCTGGCAGGACATCGTCGATTTCCTGGCGATCAACCGTTACAACCTCGACGGCACCCAGCAGAAGGGCAAGAAGAAGGGGCAGGACGTGTATGACGCCTATGCCTGTCTTGCCTGGCGGGATTTCACCCACGGCGTTTTCGGCTACATGATGAGCCCCAATCTGCAATGGTTCAAGCTGCGGGTCACTCCTGACTGGCTCATGGACGACCGGGCCGTGAAGATGTGGCTCGAGGAAGTCGAGCGCATCCTCTACGCCTCGTTTGCCCGGTCCAATTTCTACGAGACCGCCCCGGAGTACCTGGCCGACGGCTCGAGCCTGGGCACGGCAACCTGCTACTCGGAGGAGGATCTTTCCACCGGCAAGACGATCTGGACCGTCATGCACCCCGGGGAGATCGTGCTGGCTGAGAACCGCTACGGCATGGTCGATACCGTCCTGCGGAAGTTCAAGCTCAACGCCAGGCAGGCCGTGCAGAGCTTCGGAGAGGACAACCTGTCCGAGCAGATCAAGGCCAACTGGAGGAAGACCCCGGAGCAGGAATTCGAGTTCTACCATGCCACGTTCCCCGCCGACGACATCGAATACTATTTCGACGAGGACGGCGTCTACAAGCCAAAGCCGGGAAGCAAGCCCTTCGTGAGCGCCTACGTCATGGAGGACGGCACGAAGCTGATCCGGGAATCGGGCTACAGGCTCAACCCCTACACGGTATGGCGCTGCTTCAAGAACAGCGGCGAGATTTACGGCAGGTCCCCGGCGACCAACGCCATCATTGACATTATCAAGCTGAACCAGATGGAGAAGACGACGCTGAACGCCCGGCACATGATGGTCGACCCGCCCCTGCAGGTGCCTGAGAGCATGAGGGGAAAGGTTCGGTTTACCCCTCGGGGCCGGACGTACTATGACCCGTCGAAGCCCGATCTTCTCGTGCGCGAAATGCCGATGAACATCAGCCTGCCCGCCGGGATCGACGGCGAGGACCGGCTCCGCAAGATCATCGACAAGCATTTCATGACGGACTTCTTCACGCTTCTGAGCACGGCGGCCCTGGAAGGCCGGGAATTGACGGTGCCGCAGGTCATGGAAATGCAGGGGGAGAAGGCCGTCATGCTGGCGGCCATGATCGGGCGGCTCACCTCGGAATTCCTGGACCCGGTTATTGACCGGTCATTCGACATTGAGATGGAGGCCGGGCGAATTCCCCCTCCACCGCCCATCCTGCAGAAGTTCGCCGGCGGGCCTATCGACGTGGATTACATGGGACCCCTGGCGCAGGCGCAGCGCAAGCTGTTCAAGGTGCAGGGGATCACCCAGCTCATGCAGACCGTGGCGCCCCTGGTCGAGGCCTACCCTGACATCGTGGACAACTTCGACTCCGACAAGATCGCCCTGGAGCTGCACTCGGCGGCCGGGGCCCCGGTGAAGATCCTCCGGGACGAAAAGCAGGTCCAGGCCATGCGGCAGCAGCGGCAGCAGAAGATCGCGGCACAGACTGCCATCGAGCAGGCCGGGAACCTCGCAGGGGCAACGCAGGGGCTCTCCAAGCCCATCGAGGAGAATAGCCCGCTGGCGCTGATGACCGGGCAGGAAGGGGCGGCACAGTGAACTTTGCGGCCCAGTACAAGCGGATCAAGTCCAGGCTGGTGAGGACCGAGACGGATGCCAACAAGGCAGAGTACGAACTGGCGCAGCTCTACGTCGCGGTCTTCGGGTCCGTGGCGGGCCGGAAGGTGCTCGAGCACATGCTGGCCGATCTTCACTTCTTCGACGAAGCGGTCGGGGAAGAGGAGCGCATTTTAAGAAACTACGCCCGGCGGCTCCTGGCGATCATGGGTATCTGGCGTCCGGTGAACGCCGAGGAGATCACGAACGGGCTCATGAATATCAACTGGCGAAAACCATTTTCATCGGAGGACGAGCAATGAACAAGAGAGCGTTTCTTGGCGTGTTCCTGGCGGCGGTCTTCGTGGTGTCCCTGGTGGGACCCCTGATGGCTGCGGAGCGGTATTCCCCCAACAAGAACCATTCGGGCAACATCGGCACCTCGAGCCGGATCTGGCAGTACGGCTACTTTGACAACCTCGTCGGGGACGGCACGAACGCGACCCAGTACGGGTTCAAGCGATCGGTCAAGGAAGTGGCCACGGGGACGACCCTGACGGCGGCCGACTGCGGGAAGATCATCGTCAACACCCAGAGTGCAGAGGTCACGCTCCCGGCTCCTGTTGCCGGGTGTGATTTCTGGTTTTACACCCGGGTCGCGAACCTCGTCGTGAACCCCTCAACGGATGCCTACTACATCCGGGCCCATACCAACGCGGCCGGTGACAAGCTGCAGAATACCACGGTGGGAAACGCCCTGTACCTCATTGCCACATCGACGACGGAGTGGATGGGGTTCAACTACGGTACCTGGTCGGACGTAAACCACTAATATAATTAACAATAACGCTCTCTAACAATTCATCGGGCATCCACCGGACTGATCATCCGGGGGACAGGATCAAGGGGCATGTCGGTGCCGACACATCGACGTGCCCCTTTTTCTTTGCCCAGAAAGGACACGACTCACATGGCAGACGGCGATGGACTCGGATGGCGGGCAGCACTTCCGTCCGACCTGCAGAGCAACGAAATCCTCTCCTCGTTCAAGGAAGTCAAGGACCTCGGGGCCGGATACCTCGACCTGGCGACCAAGCACGGCGAGGCCACGAAGAAGGTTTCGGAGTTCGAGGGAAGGCTGAAGGACGCGCTTTTCATCCCGGGTGACAAAGCGACGGATCAGGAGCGGGCGGCCTTCTACGGCAAGCTCGGACGGCCCGAAGCGGCGGACAAGTACGACCTGAAAAGGCCGACCCTGCCCGACGGGATGACCTACGACGAAGCGGGGGAAAAGTGGTTCCGGGACATGGCGCACAAGCTCGGGCTGAGTCAGGCCCAAGCGGCCGGGCTCTTCGATGCCTGGAACGGGCGCATGGACGGAGCTTTCAAGGACATCGAGGCGAAGCGGACCAAAGCCGCCCAGGAGGGGCTTGACACCCTCAAGAAGCAGTGGGGCGGTGAGTTCGACGCGAACATGAACATTCTCAAGCGGGCGACGGATGCCTTCCTCGGAGCCGATGAGAAGAAGTTCATGGACGAATCAGGCCTCGGCAATCACCCCGTGCTCGTCAACCTCTTCGTAAAAATCGGCAAGGCCATGACCGAGGACAAGCTCGTCCGCGGCACAGGGGCCGTCAAGACAACCCCGGCGGGAACTTTCGACTACCCGTCGATGAAATAGCACGGAGGCTGAAACATGGGAACCGAAGTCAGTCTTAGCGGCGTCTACACGCTGCTTGAACTTGCGAAAAGGACGAACCAGGGCGAACTGATCACCATTGCCGAGGTTCTGAACGAAACCAACGAAATTCTCCAGGACGCCGTCTGGATCGAGGCCAACCAGCTTTTGAACCACGTCGGCACGCGGCGCACCTACCTGCCCACCGGTACGTTCCGCCAGGCCAACCAGGGTGTGAGCGTCGAAACCTCGCTCACCAAGCAGATCACGGAGCCCATCGCCCGCCTCGAGGCGATCTCCGACATCGACGAGGCGATCATCGACATCGCCCCCAACAAGCAGGAAGCCCGCTCCCAGGAAGATCGGGCATTCGTCGAGGGCCTGGGGCAGACCCTCTGCGAAACCATGATCTATGGCAACGTCTCCACGGACGCCGAGAAGTTCAACGGCCTGGCAACCCGCTACGACGCCCTCTCGGACTCCAACGTCCTCGGGGCCAGTGGCACGGGCGACGACACGACCTCCCTGTGGATCGTCGAATGGGGCCCGACCAAGGTGCACATGGTCTATCCCAAGGGCTCGAAGGCGGGCCTGGAGATGAACGACAAGGGCAAGGTGCGAACCAACCCCTCGTCCACGACGGTCATGTACGCCTATGAGACGCAGTTCGTGCAGTGGTGCGGCATGTTCGTCCACGACGACCGCTGCGTGCAGCGCATCGCCAACATCGAAACCAGCGGCAGCTCCAACACCCTCAACGACGATCAGATCATCGAGGCCCTGAACCTCCTGCCCACGGCCGGCGGCTCCGGGGCGGCGCGGATCTACGTCAACCGGACCCTGAAGACCCAGCTCGACATCCTCGCGAAGGACAAGAACAACGTCAATTACACCTCCGACAACGCTTTCGGTGTTCCGGTGACGCGGTTCCGGGGTGTCCCGGTGCGGCTGGTCGAGCAGATCGTCAACACCGAAACGGCCATTTCGTAAGGAGGTGACCACCATGGGATTCTTTGACAGCAAACTTCGCTTTGATGACGGGCTGGATTTCACGAACGACTCCAGCGAAGCCTCGACCTACGAGATCGACTGTGCGATTGCCGATGCCAACCTCGGCGCCGGCACCCCTCTCGTGGTCGAGATCACCGTTGAAACCACGTTTGTAGGCGGCACGTCCGTGACCTTCGAGCTTCAGCACTCGGCGGCCGGGTCGTCCTACGCGACCCTCGTTCAGTACCCGGCAGTGGCCGCGGCGTCCCTTGTCAAGGGCGCCAAGTTCCAGTTGCTCGTCCCCAATGAGCATTACCGCTTCCTGCAGATGTACTACACCATCGTCGGGACCTTCTCGGCGGGCAAACTGACCGCGGTTCTTCAGCCCCGCATGTAGGGGCGGAAAGGAGCATTTTCGGATGATTTACCGGGCGATTCGTGCCTGCTGGCACAAGAAGCGTTACTACAAACCGGGGATGGTGTTCGTCCCCACAAACAAAGACGACAAGCCGCCGCGGCATTTCGTGGCCGATCAGGAATTCTCCATCGAGGCCGTCGAAGAGGCGGCCCGGGCCGAAAAGCTCAAGCGGATTGCCGTCAAGGCGCAGAAGGCCGGTGATGATGTCGCTACCGGGCCCACGGGCGGGAACGCCAAGAAGCCTTAAACTTCGGGGGGCGGTCCTACGGGGCCGCTCCCTTTCACCATGAGGTGATCGCATGGCCTGGGTGGATGTCTGCAACATGGCATTGCGGCGGATCGGGGAAATGCCGATTGACTCCCTCGAGGACGACTCGGACGACAAGCGCGTGAGCGCCTGTTATGACACCTATGAGGCGTCCCGGGATGAAGTGCTGTGCATGTTCGACTGGGCCTGCGCGAGGGCCCGGAAGACCGTCACGGTGGACGCGACGGCGCCCGCTTTCGGGTACGACTACCGCTACGCCCTGCCGTCCTCTCCATACTGCCTGCGGGTCATTTCCATCGAGGACAAACCGGAATACCAGATCGAGGGGCGCTACATCCTGACGGATCAGGAAACCTCGATAAACCTGCTCTACGCCTCGCGCATCACCGACGAAACCCTTCTGGACCCGCTGCTTCGGCGGGCCATCGCATTGAAACTCGCGCACGACATATCACGACACCTCGTGCCGTCCGAATCCCTGCGGCAGGGGATCATGGACGAGTTCGACGAGATCGTTATGAAGGCCAAGTCTGCCAACCAGTGCGCGGACTACAACACCGACGAGGACGAGAATTCCTCGAGCACGGGCAATTCCGAATGGATCGACGCCGGGAGGTAAGACCATGAAGCGAATGATGATTCTTGCGGCAATCGTTTTACTGCTGCTCCCCAGTGTGGCGGTTGCGGCAGGAACCTGCACGGCCACTTCGACCACGACCAGGCAGAACGTGATCGTGATCACCTGGACCTGCGTGGGGGACGCCTCAAATGGGTCCTTCCCGGCCACGGCATCCAACGTCGGGGTGAGGGGCTGGCTGTTTGCGGTGGACACCATCCCCGGGACGACCAACCCGACCGACGATTGGGACGCGACGCTGACGGACGCAAACTCCTACGACCTCATGGGCGGGGCGCTGGCAAACCGGGACGAGGCCAATGCAGAAAG